CCGCGTACTCGTGACGTTCTCCGTCGATTTCCTCGGACATGAAACGAGGCTCGAACGCCTCCGCGAGCTCGTCCGGGAAAAGCGGGAGAATATCCTCGAGGACGTGTCGCCGCCCCTCGCTCTTGAGGTATCCGCCCTTGTTGGTCGGCGTGTCGTTCATGCGCCACTTATCCGCGAGGCAGTCCTCGAGGACGAAGCGGGCGCGCTTCTCGTTGACATATCCGCCGCAAACGGCGTTGACGTGCTCGCCGTTCTTGAGCTCGATAGCGAACTTGTCGCCCGGGCGGATAAGCTCGAGGCCGTTCCCGCTCGAAATGGCCTTTTTGAGCTCCACGAAAGAGATTTCCTTGTTCCTTGTGGTAATGAGTTGCATCGTCTTTTCCTCCGTTCAAAAGATTTTACAGAAATAGTGATTGCCGATAATCATATCGACGCTCTCGTTATAAGGCGCGGTCGAAAAATAGACCGTATCCTCTGAAAGAATGTGCTCCCGCTCCTCTATGGCGGTATGCACCGCGAGATATTGTTCCTTGTCCGGCTCCGCCGAGTAGAGGTACGGAGCGGGGGAGAATTGCCACACGTCGCCGTATTTCTGAAATACGACCTCCTCGACCGTATCCGGGAAATACTCGGAGAGCATACGGTTTAGAACGGCCTCGACGACGGCGACTTGTCCCTCGAAGCTCTCGCCGCGCGCCTCGTGGTAGACGAGGCAAGCAAGGATATAAACGTCCTCGTCGCTGAAATGGAGCTCCGCGTATCTGTTCTCGGGCTCCGGCTCTACCGTCGGCTCCTCCGGTGTTTCCTCCGCCGCCTCCGGCCTTGCCGGTGCTATGTATGTCAGCGTTTGCCGTTCCGCCGCAAGTGCGTTTGTCCGCTCCGCGACCGGCTCCGGTGCTTTCTCTCGGATGCGGAGTGTCACTATGAGCACCAACGCAAAGAGGAGAGAGGCGAGGAGGGCGGCTTGCATCCGGCGGCGCTGTCTGCGGCGTTTCCGCCGCTCCTGCCTTGTCATGGCCTACCGGCCTCCGGCGTATCCTCTGCGAGTACGATATACTCGCACTCCCGGGCGATTGCCGTCCACCGAACGCCCCACGCACGGGCGGCGGCGTGTACGGCCTCGTATTTGTTCACGCCGTTTACGGTGAGCTCGCCGTATTCCTTGTGACGGACGAGGTATAATTTCGTCGTCCCGTCAAAGCGCGGGCGGTATCCCGCCGGTGCTGATTGCTCGTGCTTCATTCTGCTACCCTCCCGTCGATAAGCTGAAAGCTCTCTCGGATAGTCACGGGCTCGCGTCTGCCTACGTCAAACTCGAGGACGCAATATCGCCCGGCAGGATGGATATATACGACCGTCCCGGGGATTGCTTTCGGCTTTCCGTCCTTGCCCGGAACGTCGAACGTCGCGGGCTTTACCGTGATGCGGTCGCCGAGCTTAATCATTCTACGACCTCCGGCGCGTCTGCCGCCTCCGTTGACTTGTCCGCCGCCGGAGCCGTCTTATTGCTCGCCGCGCGGAGGAAAGCGTCTCGGAGCATATTCACGAGCGGGGAGGCCGTCGTCGGAGTCGCCGGAGCATCCGCTTTCGGATTGTCCATATCCGCCCGCTCGACGAAGCCGCATAAAATCGCCGCCGAGACTACCTCGCCAACGAAGCCGCCGACCTCGCTCTCGGCGAGCGTCTGCGTCCTCGTGCGGACTTTGAAAGCGCCGGTCTTGAAATCAAAGACGACATACGCCCGCTTTCCCTCCGGCGGCTCGATTTTGACCGCCGCCGCGTCCGCGATAACTTCCTCCGGGCTCGGTACGGTATAACCGGCCTTTTTCAGAGTGTCCAGTTGTGCCGCGTCGAGGGCGAACGCCTCGCCGCCGAGTTTCTTTGAATAGAGCTTTTTCATTTGTGCGACCTCCTTAATCATTCGACTCGCTGATAACGGCGATTTTTGCAAGGGCGGACGTTTGCGCCCATTCCTCGGCGAGAATACGGGAACTCCGCTCGAACTCCTGCGAGAGTGCGGCGAAAGCGTCCTCGTTCCTGTCCTTGACCGCGCTCCACATTTCCTTGTGGACTTTCTCAATGTCGGTGTGCATCTGCTTTGTGCGCTCGATGCACTCTTTCAGCTCCGCCCACGCCTCACGGTCAGAGGCAAAGCCGCGCCCGCGTTCCTCCATCGTGCCGGAGACGGCCTCCGCGACGGCGGCTTGTAGGTTTGCCATAAGCCGGACTCTCGAACTCGTTTCGCTCATTGTTTCATTCCTCCGTTTTTCTTTAATTTGGGACACCATGCCGGGATATACGGGTCAAAGCGTTTCACGCCAACGACGCGCCCCTTGCATCTGCCGGGAGCAAAGCACCGATAGGAGATAATGTCTTTCGCCCACGGTTCCGTAACAACGTGCTCGCACCCCTCGCAAGTATGGGAAAAATCGGCGTTCATTTCTCTGCCTCCGCCGCCGGGAGGCCGAGCCACCATAGCGGGCTATCCCGCTCCGGGCGGCGGCAGTCGTCGCAATCCGCCGCCGAGCACGAGGAGCAATAAAGCCGGTGAAAAGCACCGTCCCACGGCGTTTCAATCGCCGGGATAGAGCCGAGGAACGCCGCCAGCGCCTCCGGGCTTGCCGTGATACTCTGGTAGTTGTTCATGCTCACGCCTCCAAATCCCGAAGTATTTTGCGGAGGTCTGCGTCGAGCTCTCTCCAAAACTGCGCGTTGTCGGCGGCGTGGATATATTTCGGGGAGCCGTCCTCTTTCTTTTCCTCTGCGAGCTTCTCCCATGCCTCCGCCTCACCCTCGCGGGTCTTGGTCGTCATAAGGATATAAAGGGAGAGTTTGGAGCACTGTTCCGCCGTTAGTGTCTTTCCGTTCATGGTATGAGTAACCTCCTTTTTTACTGTGCCGCTTTCCGACGGCCTCTATTTCGGTACGACCGATTTACTCGAGCCTCCGCTACCGCCGCGCTATACCCTTGACGAAAGCGGGAGTCCGTTTCCCCGGTCTTGCCTCGCTCGAGCTCGCGGTATATGGTCGCTTGGCACTTTCCGACACGCTCGGCAATCTCGCCCGGCTTTGCGCCCTTTGCGTACATTTCCTCGATAATCCGCCGCTCCTCGAGCTTTAAGCACTCGTATTTCATAGCCTCGCCTCCGTTTCTGCGTAAAAAAATAAGTGCGTCGGAGCTTATCAGCTCTTTCGCACATAATAATAAACTGCACGATATAAAACGGTCATCAATATGCTGAAAAAAGAGAGTTTTGGGAATCTGCGAATTGATAAGGTGCGTTTGTCAGATGCAAAGGCATGGTTGATTAAGCTCCAGCAGATTGATGGACGGGGATACAGTTCCATTCATTCTATCCGGGGAGTTCTAAGACCGGCATTTCAGATGGCAGTCGATGATGACCTGCTTCGTAAAAATCCATTTGAATTTGAGCTTGCATCCGTCATTGTCAATGATTCTGTTACCAGAGAAGCGATTACCCGAAAGCAGCAGAGAGATTTGCTGAAGTTTATTCAGGAGGATAAGCATTTCAGCAGATACTATGATGCAATCTATATTCTTTTTCACACAGGGCTTCGTATCTCAGAGTTCTGTGGGCTGACAGTTTCAGAAATTGAGTATGGAGAAATGCGTATCAAGGTAGACCATCAGCTACAGCGTACTGCACAGATGCAGTATGTGATCGAAGAACCGAAAACAGACAAAGGTATTCGATATGTACCGATGACAGAAGCTGTTGCAGCGTGTTTTCGCAGAATCATTGCCAACCGAAAGACGCCAAAGGTTGAGCCGATGGTGGAAGGATATGCCGGATTTTTGTTTCTGGATAAAAACGATATGCCGATGGTTGCCCTTCATTGGGAGAAGTATCTGGAGCATATCATTCAGAAATACAATAAAATTTACCGTATCCAGATGCCGAAAGTTACCCCTCATGTATGCAGGCACACCTTTTGCTCTAATATGGCAAAATCCGGGATGAATCCAAAAACCTTGCAGTATATCATGGGTCACGCAGACATCAGTGTAACCTTGAACACTTACACCCATGTGAATTTTGATGATGCAAAGGAAGAAGTATATCGGATAGCGAATAGTTAAAAAAGCCCGTTGGTAAGGACGCTTGCTTTACCAACGGATTTACCAAGATTGCAGGGAAAAACATAAGAAAATACGAGAAGATTTGAGAAGATACCTTAAAAAGAAAGGAAAATTCAAAAGTCGGAAAACCCTGAAATATCAAGTGTTTGAGAAGAAATACAAGACTTAAATGGAGATATAAAAAGATGATAAAAATACTTTTTATTTGCCACGGCAACATCTGCCGTTCGCCGATGGCGCAGTTTGTTTTTCAGGATATGGTCTGCAAGGCGAGATTAGAGAAGAAATTCTATATTGATTCATCAGCGACGAGCACTGAGGAGATTGGAAATCCAGTGCACCGGGGGACGCGGGCGAAGATGAATGAGATGGGGATTCCGATGGTGGATCACCGCGCTGTGCAGATGAAAAAAGAGGATTATAGAAATTATAATTATTTGATTGGAATGGATCAGTGGAACATCCGAAATATGATGCGAATTGTGGGAAAAGATCCGGATCACAAAATCTTTAAAATGCTGGAGTTTGCGGGGAGTGATCGGGATGTGGCAGATCCGTGGTATACGGGTGATTTTGATGCGACGTATCGCGATATTGTAGCGGGATGTACAGGACTTCTTGAAAAGATTCGTGAGGAAAAGGGATTCTGATTTTGTCTGTGACTCTGTGATTCGGTTGGTCAGTTTTTTTATTTATTATTTGCATTTCCCTGTACTGCGTGATATGATTTTTTTCACAACCATAAATAATAATAGATAAGATAAAATAAGAAAAATTTAAGTCAACGCTTGCACAGACGTGATGCGTGATTCTTGGCAGTGCTTCTGATATTTTTCAATCGGAAGCACTGCGTATTCAAGTGAGACTGCATGGTGTACGAATTGCTCCATGAGCTGAATCAAAGTGACGTCTTATGAGAAAAAATAAGAAAAAAATTGGTATTAGATGAGCAGTGCAGAAAATATGGTGAGTACGGAAATAAATAATTAAGAAACGTAGGAAAAAACTGAGATTAAGGAAGGTGTCTGGATGAGTACAAATGCAAAAAAGATTCTTTTGATCAATGATTTGCCGGGATATGGAAAAGTGGCGTTGGCGGCAATGGTGCCGATTTTGTCGCATATGGGGCATTATCCGATGCAACTTCCGACAGCAGTGATTTCCAATACACTGGACTATGGAAGATTTCGGATTCAGGATATGACAGACTACATGAGGGATACGCTTCAGGTTTGGGATCAGCTTGGGCTTGATCCGGACTGTATCTGCACGGGCTTTGTGACGTCTCAGCGTCAGGTGGAGATCATTGAGCAGTATATTCAGACGAGAAATCCAAACAAGGGTCGTCTGATTATGGTCGATCCGATCATGGCGGACGGTGGAAAACTCTATAATGGAATGGGGGCAGAGCAGGTTAATGCGATGCGCCGTCTTGTCAGTCTTTCCGATATTATGATTCCAAATATGACCGAGGCATCTTTCCTCACTGGTTTCTGGCCGGGAAGCTATTTTGGAACGGCACAGCAGATCTGGCAGATGGTCGATGGACTGCGCCAGCTTTCTGGAAGATCTGTTGTGATCACAAGTGCTGTGGAAGTAGAACAGCAACCAGTGCTTCTTGAGGATATGCCGGATGGAACGGCGAGATACCTTGTCTGCGGATATGATCATTGGACCGGAACGTATTTCCAGGTTCCGTATGACTATCTGCCGGTGCGGATTGCGGGAAGCGGGGATATTTTCTCGGCAGTGATGACCGGAGAACTTCTGGCAGGAAAGTCATTGGAAATGTCGGTTCGCAGTGCCGTGCAGGCGATCTCAAGATTGATTCTGGATAATAAGGATGAGCTGAACAATTATAAGGGAATCTTGTTGGAGCACAGCCTGGATTTTCTTGATGAGCTAGATGATGAGGACGAAGATTGAGAATGGTCATTTGATGTACAAATATACAGATGATAAAAATGTATGGGTGTATTGCAGGATGGATGTATCAACGCATAAAAAGATAAATGTATAGAAATGGTAGAATAAGAAATGATACGAAATGTAAGTCTGGAGGAAATCTCCGATGGAAAATTATATACGCTGAATGATATGGTGAAGGCAGGCTGCGGTGGATGTGAGGGATGCTCGGACTGCTGTCGCGGGATGGGAGAGAGTATTGTGCTCGATCCGCTTGATTTTGCGAGAATGGCGGAGGGCTTGGCTCTTACTCCTCAGCAGCTTTTAGGTGGGTACTTAGAACTTCATGTGGTGGATGGGATTGTGCTTCCAAATCTGAAAATGGCGGGGGAGAGTGAGCAGTGCCTCTTCTTAAATAAAGAGGGATGGTGTACGGTTCATCCGTATCGCCCGGGAATCTGCCGGATTTTTCCTCTCGGTCGTTACTATGAGGAGAAGGATGGAAAAGAAGAATTTTATTATTTTTTGCAGGTGCATGAGTGCAGTCGTCCGGGACGTGCAAAGGTGAAGGTGAGAAAATGGATCGACACCCCAGAGGCAGATCGCTATGACCGGTATATTCTCGAGTGGCATCATTTTTTAAAAGAGATGCAGAAACGGGTAGCGGGAGCGGATGCACAGG